ATAAACAAGCCTGTAATTTCTAAAAAGCAGTAAAAAGCGACCGCTTCTTTGAATTTTTCAGGCAATCCAAAAATATTTCTAGGAAATTCAAGACGTTGCTCACTATTCAGTTTGCAGCCGTTAAATTTACCCACGAATCGAGCATCAACATAGTCAGTTACCACAATAATTGCAGTTTCTTTGCTTTGTTGCGTTGCATCAGTCCACGCGCTTACTTGTCTATCACTTGCAAAATTATCAGCAAATTCAACAGTTAAGTAAGCGTTTGCGTCGACCAAACCTGTGCCGTCTTCGGGGGTAAACATGGTGTTACGCGTGCTCGCGGGTCACAATTGCCATTAAAGCAATGCGCTTTTGCTCGGTAAATTCTTGTTGCCAGTTTGCAGCCGTTTCAAAATGCGCAGGCGTAGGCCCACCATCTGACATTCCGACAGGAGGCAAGAAGCTAAATCCTACAGGATGCACGGCTAAAGCAGTTCGAGAGTAAATCTTAGCAACCCCGCCGCCATTTGCACCCGCTTGGTCTGGCATTGCCACGAGGGCAGGTAAATTGGATTGTGCGAATGGAGTCATTGCAGCCATTAAGCTTCCAACGCCCAAAAAGTAGGACGTGTAAACGCCGTCTACAGCGGGTACGCTATCACTAACGATAACCAAAGTGTTGCCAAAAACCTGCGGAATTGGATCGCCATAATTAATAGCTTGATTTGGGTTTCCGCCTGGTGTAATATTGACTTGTTGCTTTGCAGCCGTTTGGATACCCAAACCCGCTGCAACCACGCTATGCACAACCATGCAAACAATGCGGTTGCCTTGTTCGCCCATAATTTCAGCTTTCGCACGCAAGAACGTTGAGAAATTAAGGTCTGTAACGCCCGCCTCATAAGTTGAGCCGCTTACATCCTTAATCATGCTGTTTTGAGTGTGCTTAGCGTCGGTAGCAGTTGCGTTATAGGCAAAAATGCCTTTTAATGCAGACAACACCATTGTTTCAAGTTCACCCGCCCAAAAATCAGCTAATTGGTTTGCGGCAACATCGGTAATGGAATAGCCGCCAAAATGTTGAGCTAAACCAGTTGACTGTGGCGAAACTGCACGAAATGCGGGGTAAACAGTGCTTTTGCCGCCTGAAATCTTTTTTCCCACAATAATGTCAGCGGGGTTATCGCTAATAACAGACGAGCCAGCGGGTAAGGGTGACAAATGAGGGATAGATAACGAGCGCGGGGCAAGCGTACCATTGCGAGTAGCCAGTAATTCATTGGCAAGCATGGGGTCAGTTTGAAACGCGGGGGAATTAATAAATGCGAGTTTTCGCAACGCTAAGAGATTGACAACGTCAGCCATTGTCTCATTAAACGTAGTAATATCAGTAGTTTGAGTGACAGCCATAATGGAATACCCATGTGGATTAAGTTATGATGCAAAGGATTTCCCGCATGGTTAGTCCCTCATTTGTGGTAAGTATACGGCATAGTTTATGCAAATACAAGTATTTTTCGACAAAGTCAACAAATATTTTTTATTAAATATATTTAAACAAATGATTGACAGCGGCTGTTAGGTTGTATACAATTTGAATCATTGAAACAGCAAACAACCCTATCGAATAATTACCAAAGCGAGAAAATCATGAAATACGAAAACACTACAACGACCAACCTTAGAATTCCCTTTTATCGTGATTGCAACCCATACCTGAGAATGGTGGCTTCAAAAAAATACGCCATGCAAGGCAGAATTGCAGGTGTTCGTAGACGTTCAATCAATCGCAAGGGAAACTAGATTAGCACTCTTAATATTCCATGCCGCCCTACGGGGCGGTTTTTATTTGTTTAAATATAATTAATAAAATGCTTGCATTAGTTGTATAATCGTATACAATGAAGTCATACAAGGTTGGTGATAAGCAACCTTACTAAACAACTTACCGACAAGGATTAAAATCATGAAAGCAAGCAAAATTAAATTAGTGCAAAAGAACCGCATCGCACATGTCCGTGACCAACAAAATAATCGCGTTATGTTTCAACGCAAGCAAGAGATTCGCATTAATCGCGAATACCCAGATTGGAGCTGCGGACTGCCTACTAAGTCAAAAATATTTGGAGTGTAGATATAATATAAAGGATTGTTTAATAATTAATCAATTCACGGGCGGTTAAGCCGCCCGTATGAATCAAGCCTTACACCAGCTTACCACCATTCGCAATCGCGTCTCTAATCACACTGCCATTACCACTTGCTGCAATTTGCGCCGCTAACGCACTAGGCGACATTGCCCCTGTGTTAATGGCAGTTTTAATTCCATCGGGCGTAATTGGGGCTTGCGTTTTTTGACCCATTCCAGCACGCGCCCCGCCACCATGCGTGGTTTTATCAATAGCGTAGGCGTGAGTTTCGGGGATTTTTGAAGCCCACATGCTTAACGATGTGCCTGCGCTTACTCCCAAATCATTGCCATCCTTAGCGATAATGTCACCGTCCGAATCGATAACAAACGTATTGCGTGCCTGCGAAGCCAGTAATTGCTTTGCACCTTCGACAAGTGGCAACTTTCCAAATTCCGCATTGATTTTTTCCTGCAATTTTAAAGTCTGCTCACGCGCTTGAATTGCCTGTTTATCAGCCTCACGCTCTGCTTTTGAAGCCGCTAACTCAGCCTGCATTGCCTCTAATTGTTGCTGTTGTTTTTTGGATAACAGCAGGGCATCGGGGTTTTCAACTGGCTTGTCGGTTGCGGTTGTTTCGCCAAGTTTCGCTTGTAACTCACTGACTTGTCTAGCTAATTCATCTGCTCTCGCCTTCTGCTCTTTTTCAGATTTTCGAGAGGCACTTAATGATGTGGCAAGCCCTTTACCTTCTGCTAAATCCAAAAATTCTTCTGAATTTTCTTCTGATAAAACGTAAGCCCCATTACCGTCCGCTTCAAAAAACACCTTTTGTTTTTCAGGCAAGCCATTATACCGCGTTTCACTAATTTTCATTTTAATTCCTTAAATAAGGTAGGATGTTGTTTTTCAAGCGTTTTTAATGAGTACGACTGTCCACTGTTAAAGTCCACAAAATCTTTCAGGCTCAATTTACCCGATCTAAATAACTCTGCTTTTTTAGAGCCTAACACGCTAATTTGAAACTCTTTTCTTTGATTCTTAAGCCATTCTTCGTAAGTCGTACTCGCAGGCACTTGACTAATCAGTTCTCGCGTGCGCTTACTTGCCCACTGTTGGTAAGGCTGTTCGGGATTGATTTTTGCATATTCTTTTTTCAACAAGTCAGTAGTTGTGGGCTTTGATGGGCGATTGCCAATAAACTTTTCAAATATTGGCACAAGAATTGAACGGCAATTATAATGAGAGGGCGGTATATTTTTTTCCTTCCCCAACTCATAAATTTGCCCATCTAAAGCAGAGCACAACGGGGTTGTCCGACCATCTAGTGTGGCAATATAAACCACTCTCTTGATAATGTCTTTATTGGCTTTATAAAACGCTTGCATAGAGTCTGAAGATGCCTGCATAACAGACGTGCGCACAACCGTATACAAATGTTGATTGCTAAGCGTAGACGTTGCCTGTGCTGTTTTAACAATATCTCTAATTGGCATTCCCGAAACCATGCCGTTTTTAACCGCGCTTTGAACCTTTGCAGATTCAGTTTTCGCAAGACTTGACATCCAAGTTTCAAGCGATTTTCCCATAACCTTATTATTTGCCAGTGTGGCAAGCAAGACGGGCGCGGGTGTAATGGTGTTGATTACCACAGGTAAGCTATCCTGTGTGGCACTTTGGATAAACAGCCCTTCGCTTTTCGCAAGGTCTCGAATACCCTCTAATAAATGCGCTGTATAGACTTTTTTGTAAGCAGATATGAGCAGTTTATCAATCTCTGCCAGTACGGCAGTCAATCGCTTTTTTTGAGACGGCGAAACCAGCCCGCCCTCCAAAAAATCAGCACCACCAATCATCTTGTAAATCGATTGACGAGCCTCATTGAGCAGCTTAATCGTATCTTTAGCAGTCGTGTTGCCGAACCGCTCTAAATACACCCTATGCTGTATAAGCAGGTCTTTTAGCTGTTCACTCGCAGGGGTTAATGGCATGATTAACTTGCTTTATCTTGCGTTAAAACAGGTTCAGAACCCATTTTAACAGGCAAATTTGCACTTTTTGGGTCGTTTTCGCCATTTAAATTCGATTCTGAATCAATTTGAGCTGTTTCTACGGCCGTTTCATCACTGTTCGATTCTGCATTCTCAATCCCGTTATTTTCTTCGAGCATTGCAGCGATTTCATCATTATACGACAGATTTGTCATGCCGCCCCGAACCATTAACTTGTGGATTGTCTCGTTAGAAATCGGCGCACCCGCTAATTTTGACTCGATAACAGCCTTTAATTCCACGCCTGTTAAGGTGACGGGTTTAGCTTTAAACGTTGCTTCAATTTCAACATCTTCTTCTTTCAAGCCTCTTGATTTTGCTACAATTTTCAAGAGTTTTTCATAGCCTTCCGCAACCACGTCTGCTGTTTGCTGCAAAGTTGAAAAAGTGCTAAGCTGTTGTTTCTCAATGGATATTCCACTAAGATTGCTTACCTTTTCTGAACTCCGCCCTGAAATCGCCAAAGCCTCATTATTAAGGTTTTCAATAGCTTGTCGCATTTCTGCCAAACCAGCCCCCGAAACCTCGGCGTATGAAGCCGTGCCATCTGTTGACAATTGGAGGCAAGCCCCCGCGCCCACGCGTATAGTTTTGCCCTTATCTAACATGTTGTCACTAATCACAAAGGTTGCTTGTGATTGCATGTGCAATGCCTGATTGTGGTCAGCGGTTTGTCGAAACACGCTATAGCATAAATTAGCAAGATGTTCAAGCGGCGGGCGGTCAATTCCTACGCCCACATTATTGCCATTAAAAAACTGAAATGGAATGCAGTCCTTTACAGCCCCGTAACCTGACATTGAATTAAAAACTTCTGGTAATCGAGTTTCTGAGTCCGATTCACCGTATTCATAAACCCCTTCATTTAACTGCAAAAATCTGTATTTATTGACGGGCTTGTACTCTAGGCTGTCTTTCGACATAACCTCTGTTGATTCATCTAAAACAACTAAATTCAGTTGATTTTTATCAACAAAATCAGCGGAGTTATCCCAATTAACTATACTTTCCGTGGGATAAATCGTGATATAGGGGTTTTCGCCACCAAAGGAGGGGTAATCTAATAACGCCCCACACCGCCCCGTAATCAGCAACTCCTTAACAGTTTGCATCATAAGTTGCTGTAAATCTTCACCATTTACGCCAATATTTTCAGATAATTCTTGCATTTCTTTTGGAAGTGAAATATTGAATTCTGTTTGTGCGATTAGCCCACAAAATGAATCGACGGCAAATTTAAAATGTCCGGGAAACTGAGCGCGGCTTAAATATTGCATGTATGCGTTACGACCTACCTTATCACTGGTAAATCCCGTAAGGTCTGTATTCCAATCGATTAGCATTGACGTAGGAACGGGCAAATACCCCGCTTGCCACGCGTTTAAGTTGGTTGCACCATCATCAAACATGCCGCAACTGTAGGCATTCAACTTAACCTCTTTTTCGCCCGCATAAGCGTGGCGCATAGCAAGCCAAGTGGATTTAAATCGCGTATAGTCAGGATGTGGCATGATAATTTATCTGTATCAAAATATATACCGCTATTATATATCGCAATATCTCGAATTGCAAGATTAAAAAGTGCTTTACTTTATGGGAAAAACGTTTATAATTGAAATTATGAAGCGTGGCAGAGTGATTTATTGCGGTGCTATGAAATGCGCTATCCGAGTATAAACAAGGTTCGTGGGTTTGAATCCCACCGCTTCATTAATTTTGGAATGAGTTGCAATACAGCTTATTGAGACGGCATTTTGTGACTCATTCCATCCTAATACAACCCCACCATTTGCCGTACCCCTCTCTGTTGTGCCATCGCGAATAACACCATATATCGACAAGAGTCAAGGCTGTGGTCTTCCGCATTCGCAGGCGTGTCATCTAAATTCTTTTCATCTCGCTGAATAGTTGGCACAGTACGTGAAAACTGTTGACAAGTATTGAAGATAAATAATCCCTTGTCCTCTCTATCAGGTTGTAGCGCATTACCTAGCAATTGCCTAATCAAATCATGTCCTAACGCACGACTTCCAGGCGATTTATCACTAGGCAAGAATGTGATTTTACCGCCCGTGGCACTTGCCATAATTGCAGCAATTGAATTACCAGATGTGGACTCCATATTATTAATGCTGTTGTCCGCTGGACCCGCACTTACGTGGTAAGGAAATCTACTTTCCTTCTCAAGGATATTTTTCGCAATTTTATCGGCTGTTAAATTAAGCCCTTTATTTGCCGTGCCATTCCAGCCATAATATTCTGCAATTAGATATAAGTCGCCTTTAATCGATTGTTTCAACTGATTTTTTTCATCGTGATATTCCGAACCGCTGGCAATCGCCCACCATTGCACTGAAAATGGTGCACTTTGTCCGTGGTCATAAGCACGGTAGACCTTCCAATCATTGGGAATTCTAAACGGTTGAATATAGTGAATATTTCTGTCCCATAAATCATCGAACAGCCCGCCACTGGTAATATCCCAACTACCTTCTAACCATGCTTTACGGCGGTTTGGATCTGAGATTTGTTGCAGCGTTGCCACATAATCCATTGGTAGGTAAGGGTTTTCTTTGTAAGATAAAAAAATGTGACATTGAGTACGGGTAAATGTTTCTTCTTTGTTCGTGCGGGCGTTAAAGACTTTGAATCTTTTTATGCCTATCTCGCAATCATTTGTTTGGTCTATAAATTCTGCTTTGACCCAATTGTGACCCGCCCCGTAAGGGTTTGTTGTCGCCACAATGGTTAGTGGTAATTCAGGGTTGCCGGGCGGAGGAATATATCCCGTTCGATTGCAAGTCATTATCAGATAATAAATTTCATTTGTGGCATAAAGCGTTAATTCATTTGGATACACAGCACAAGATTCTTGACCATGAAATTGTTGGTATTCGGACGTGCTTTTAAAGCTTCTTAACTCCAAAATTTCGCCACCATGAAACACCCACTTATAGCTACCAATTGAACTTGTGAAAGTCCCTAGCCCGTCATATAGACGTTGTGATTTAGCAACGATGTCGCCTAAGCTTTTGTAACCATTTGAGATAACAACCCCGCGTGCACGATTACCAAAGCCCTTGCCCACATAGTTTAACAGCCAATGAAGCAATTGGATTTCAGTTTTGCCGCCGCCCCGCGTACCGTGTAACAGCAGAATTTGAGCAGGGCATTGCAAGGCTTTAGTTTGCGCACCCGGCAAAGGCTTCCAAACTTCAATCCCATTTTCAGGCGGTTTATTAATCCGAAGGGCTTTCAATTTCTTTGGTTTTCCAGTTGTCTAGCGTTTCATCTCGCATGGGTAAAACAATATATTTTGCAAGGATTTGCTCTGAATCATTCGCATCAATAAAGCCCTTGATTTTCCCAAAGGTAATCAAAGCCTGCAAGATACCTGCACTCATGACAGACCCGCCTTGTAAATCGCGCTGTAACGCGATTTCAGCAATCACTTCTGCAAATTCTTCTTTCGTTCCTATCCTTTTGAAATCATAATGGTTATTATTGGCATTGAAATTGCTAACTGGTAAATTGACCCCGTGAAGTTTGGCTTGTTGTGACACAATATTGCTAAACTCCTTAAGGGATTTTAACCACATATCATGGTCTCTCAATACCTTTTCTTCTTCATCTTCATTGCCATTTTCGTCTAGTACGGGCGCACGCACAACACCGCCCGTAACGGTGACGCGCGGTATAAACGTTTGAGCAATGCGTTTAATTTCTTCTTTCGCCCAGTCTAAATCGTCAGTTAATTTCTCGCGATATTCGTTGACCCTTAAACTAGGGATATATTTACATGCTTGGTCGTGGATACGCCGTGCCATTTCATGAGTAATTCCAAGAATTTCAGCAATTTCGCTATATGGCACGTCATTTGCACGCATCTTAATAACCTGCTCCATATAGTAGCGAGTCTGGTCACTAATCGCCCGTTGCGACTTGACAACGGGCTTTTCTACGCGAACGGGTCTTGCTGCAATAAGCTTTTTACGCCGTCTCACTTGATTTTTCCTTAATCTCAAACTCGCTAAGCAAAGTTTGCGCCAATGCTTCAATATCTTGCTGATTGATTGGCATGTGATAGCGGCGTGAACTTTTCGAGTCTCCAAAAAACGACTTGATAGCTTGCTCTAAGCTCTTGATGGTGCTGTTATTCTGCATTCTTATACCTCTATTTTTTCAAGCGTGGCAACACTAAGAGCCTTGACTTTTTTGTTGGTATTTGGTATCAATACCATCTTGTAGCCATGCCCTGCGACCAAGTGATATATATCACGATATGATTCAATTGTCTTATGCGTCACTCCCAAAAGTTTTGCAGAACAATTTATTGATACGCCTAATTGCATGTGCCTAACCATTTTATCGTAGGCTTCTTGGCTTATGCGACGATATTCGCTAATATTCAATTTTTTGCATAATCCCCTCCATAAAACTCTTGCGTTAATGCGGTTTTTGCCGACCTCACTAGCAACTACTTTTGAGGGCGATTTACACCCCTGCGGACTTGCCACTCTACCTGTCGTGGTTTGCACGTGCTCATCAGGCATTATAAACCCTGCAACCGCTTTATGGCTCTGCATAACGCCCTTTCTATCCTTGTAATTTACAAGGCAAAACTTGGAACTGTACGCATTCAGAGTAATCACAACTTTTGTACCGTCTTTAACTTCTGGCACGAAATATGCTATCCCGTTAGCAATTACCTTGCCATTTTCAACTATTGCTTGCATTTATTTTCTCTCAACAATAAAGCCCATTTACCTGTTGGTTTTTTCGCTTCTTCTAAAAACTCAAAGATTTCAGTCGTATTTTCGTTGCCAATATCTACCATTGCAAAAAATCTCATTCCGATAATTGATTTATTCCGATATTTCTCAGGAAATTTATCTAATTGTATTTTAACGAGTTTTTTTGAATCCCAACTTGGAATATCAACATAAACGAATTGCTTGTCTCGTGAAAAAGCGACTACTCGCACTAACGACCGATATGCTTGCATTTTTTTACCTCTCCATAAAATTGTAGCACAAATCCTAGAGAATTGGGAATCTCATCAATTCTTTCTGATTTTGTTGCATACCAGCCATTTTCCCAGCAATACCTTACAAATTCAAAATCGAACTTTTTAGCACTTAGCAATAATAGGTAACGTTCAAAAAAAACACTTGATGGTTCATTTCTGCTCCAAAACCCCGAATTAAACCATTTCTTAATAACTTCTTTATTTTCCTCATTAAAATAACTGCGATTTTCCGCAGCCAAGTGGGCTTCAAAAAACGACTCAAATAATTCTTTTTTCAATTCTGAAATACTTTGTTTCATTTCAGGTTTCATTTTTAGCACGATCCGTCACAGCCGTATCCAAGTTTACAGTCTCTACTACAATACCCACTATCTCCGCCGCCGCCGTCTACATGAGCGTCGCATACCCACGCTTCTAAGGCGGTATTATATTCCGTTGCTTCATTTTCGCAATCGCAATAAGCGCACTCATGATTTTCATTGTCTTGATTCATTTCAAACTCCTTTTAATTCCTCCCCATGTCATGGGGAGGATAATATGAACTTACAACTCGAAACCGCCCGCAGTACAGGCTAGAGTTTGCGCACCGAGAGTTTCATCGGTTTTCTCAAAATCACTAAGTTTCGACCAGTCAATAACGGGTTGCTTAAGCGCAAAAAACTCGTCTCGAGTCAAATCTTGATACGGGGCTTGCTCATAGATGTGGTCACTGTGAGGCAAAAATGCAACACCTGAGACATCATCAAAGTGCTTGTAAACCCATGCTGCAACGTCTAGCCATTCGCTTTCTCGCACATTTACCGTAATACTGGGATTGTGTTCACACCATTCATCATGGTAGATTTTCCACAATTTCAACTGGCTTAATGCGCTAACTTCATTGCGTGTAATTGCGCCCACGGGTGCACGTTGAGGAAAGCTTACAATCGTTGTGTTAGGGCTCTGCAAATCATCCTCTAACTCAACACCTTGACTTGCAAGCATTTTACAGATTGGGTCTGTTTTGTCAAGTCGAACCCGACGTAAATAAAACTCATTATGTCGCGGGTGAATGCCACTTGCTGTATCACATAATTGGCTGGTCGTGCCTGATGGTTTGACGCAAGTAATTGCAGCGGCGGGGTTAATGCCTAGGATTTTTGACCACTCCAAATTGACAGCGCGGGCGTGGTCTCGCAACTCATTCAACATAAATTTGAGCTGCTCAAAGCCATGCGTGCCATTGGTGTATGGATTATCCATAATGCCAGTAAGGCTAACGCCTAGCAAAGCCTCATTAATTGTGTTGCTTTCCCATTCCTCATTCAGAAAATCGAACTCAGTGAGGGTTGCCTGTAAAGTCCCTAAAATCGTTGCATCTCTAACCTTATCCTTAATCTGTTGTGGGGTATCGTTTGCCTTGATAATGACTTCCGACAAATTGCACAACTGATTGCTTTTTAGGATAATTTCACCACATGGGTTTACGCCATAATCTGCATTTGGGTCGCGCCGCCCCCACATTGATGCTTGCTTTTGAGCCGAGGCACGATTAAAAATACCGCGCTCCCCTGACTTGCTTTCATACAGAGCTTTCCATTCGTCAAGAAATATGCCAATACTTGGCTTTTCGTTGTAAGCCACTGAATTGTTTGCTAAAGCACGCTGTGGATTCTCAACCCACCATTGCCCCGTTTTAGCATCTCGCATTCTCAAATCGGATAAATTACTCAGCGAAATCAACGCACTACGTCTAACGCCGCCCACAATAACGATGTTACCGATCATGCACATAATGTCGTGCACTTCGAGACTTTCAAGTTTTCGCCCCGCCGCCCCGATAAAAATCTGTTCGCAGAATTTGAACAGTCGCTTAAGAGGCTCTGGGCCGCTAGCACGGCCTCCAAACGTTTTGAGTGTTGAGCCATGCGGACGCACTGCGCTATAGTCCACAATGGGTATTACGCCCCTGTATAAGCGATTGATTACAGATTCTAACGCAACCGCCCAGCCCTTTTTACTGTCGCCCACCTTGATAACCACAGTGTCTTGTTTGAACTTACTGGCAATCGCTGGCAGCTTAGCAATTTCTTGACGTTCACAACTAAATCCTACTCCCGTACCATTCATAAGGATATAGAGTGCCTCACTGAACGCACGCTGATAATTTACTGCCAAATAGGCACAATTATATCCTGCTAAATTGTCGTTATCCAAAGCCCCGCCTGCTGACATTAAAACCCGCATTGAAGGCATAACATCAAGGCTTTCAATGCGTTGCGCCAACTTATCAATAGTGGCGTAATTCTTGCTGTCAATGCGATTCTTGAAATAGCTGATGTAA